AAGCAAGGGTCTCTGCGTTGTTTTGGTTGGTCTTGATAAAGTCAAGGGCTCTTTCAAACTGTTTCATAAATAATTTTTAAGTGTTAATACCTGACAAAGATATAAAAAGTTTCATATCTGCAATACATTTTGCACAAAAAAATTTAATTTTCCACAAATTTAAGATAAGGAACCCACATTATAAGGGGATAATTGTGGTGAAAATCACATAAAATTAAAGGAATAACGTGACAATCACATTATAATGGGTAATAAAAGGGATAAACTACTGCAGTTATGGGTGCTATAAGGGGATAACCTTAAGAGATATTTTTCTTTCGGGTGTAAAGATACTCCTGATACTTAGTGAATACCAGGTGATTTATTTTGTTGTGCTTTTTACAGTCTCTACATACTATCCAATGGTGTACAGTTCCTGCAGCTGTGACCACTTTCTTATTGTACCGGTAGTTAGTACCACCACATTCAGCACATTCGTACTTATCACCGCCATGTTGCACAGCATAGTTGTGGTTAACTAAGGCATAGCTGTTAAGTTTCTCGAATACTGCCTCAAGGACCTGCACATCCATCTTGCAATACTCCACCATCTTATCAAGGGCCTCCTGGTCCTTTCTAAATACGATGTCTTTCCACAGGTCAAGGCCTCCTGTCTCCATCTTAGCACCTACCTTGAGGAGCTTAGCAATGTAGTCTAGTTTATTTGAGTTAAAATTGAAGTATCTTTTAGCCCATTTAAGCGTGTCTATGGTCTTAGGGGATGGCATAACACCAATGCCATGAAATAAAGCCCTTGTGCGTATCCATTTAAGGTCAAACCTATCCCCATTATGAGCTACAATCTCATCAGCTTCATGCAGTACCTTGACAAACTGCTCAATCATTTTCTTATCACTCTGACTTTTGGACCATGTTAGGCTGTGTATCTCCTCCTCACCCTCCCATTTGTAGCAGATGCAGATGATTGCCCGTTCATGAATGATATCACCTGGGTTGATGGTTAGGTTGTATCCTGTTCTCCAGAACACTCCGACATTGAAAGAGGTCTCAATGTCATAAAATAGTCTTTTTCTCATAGCTTAAACAGCAGAGCTATCCTGTCAAGTAGCCCCTTTTGGATTAAGAAACGGAGCAATATACCTAGAATAAACGCAACAATAACAGGCCACCATAGTGTTCTGTACTTGACTACCTGTTCTGCCTTGGCTGTTTTGTAGATAGTCTTACCTCGTATCTTTTCTACCTTTGTTTTGTACCTGTACTCTATCCTTGTTTGCCATCTTGTTTTTGGCACATACACATTATTGAATTGTATCACCGTATCCTTAGTGGTGTAGAATTTCTCCCATACAATAGTGTCATTGTGTATCACTGGGATGCTGTCAACTGTAGTGATACGGATTGTGTCACTATCCTGTACTACTTGCAGTCCATTCTTTAAGGCTTTCTTATAGTGCCATTGAGCACGCTTTGGAGCTGAGCAGGATGTCGCAAATATAGTAGAAACTAGCGACAAAATAATTATTGAAAGTCTCATGTGCTATAGGTTTTGAAGCATTGATATCATTCGGGGGCATGGGTAAATATCTGCCTTATCTTTTCTCACACTGTTATGCGTGTAGATCCCTGCAGTACCTTTGAATGCCTCTTTATCAATGGCAAATATCTCTGACCGGTACGTTTTAGGAATGTCATAGGTATCACACAGGTACTCCACCAACTGCCGAGTGCTTTCAATCTGTTCATCCGTATATTTGTACCAATACTTATTACCCTTGTATGGTGTATCTAATGTAGTTACCATTGATGGATCTACCACTCCCTTAACATAGTTGTAGTACTTGCCATCCTTTAGCTTCAATGGTCCCCAATTACATACCTCAATACCTACACTTAACTTGTTTAAGTTTTGATACTTGAGTCCATGAGCTGAGAAGTCCTGACTATCTATCCCAAGGTGATAAGCCCAATGCTTAGAGCTGAAGCACTGTACTATTGTACCTCTTTCACCTATTACAAATGCAGTAGCAATCCTATCTGAGTTGCTGTTCCACCAACGTGATACAGCTACAGCATTACCATTGCCTGCTGTATGGTGTAGATATATTTGTTTTTTCTCAGACTCCTCATGGAAGTACTGAGCATTAGATAGGCGTTCCTGTAATATCTTGCTTGTGTCTAATTTCATCCACCTCTTTTTTAATATCCTTAGCTCTAGCAAAAAGATTTTTCATTGACTGCCATAGGTCAAGCCCTTTCACTGCTTTGTAGTTCTCATTGATACTCATGACCTCGATTGATACCAGGATAAGTGCAAGGACCTTGGTAAGCAATAGTTCTACGGAGAAAAACTGCAGGATGATACCATTAAGTATGAACTTATCAATCATATAGAACATAATAACAGTAACTTCATACAGCAACATCTTGCTAATGATTGCACTCAACCCTCTGCTTGTGATTGGCACCTTGTGCTTAATGCTCTTCCATACTCCTGTTATCGTATCCAATAGAATGACAAACCCCACAAGGAACAATAGCCCTGATATTGGCATTAGGAATGTAGATATAACAGCTAACAGCTTGAACCAATTGGCCTGCATGGTAGCAAGTAGTATAGAGAGCTGTGTTTTCATTACAAGATAAGGATGCTGTTATTGTATCCGTTCTCTAAGAAGTTACCACACATACCGGTGCAAGTCAACTGATATTGATTGATGCAAGAGCAGTGATTGAACATAGGCCGTAGGTCAGTATCCATGTTAGTGGTACTGATAAAGATAGGGAATAGGTTGCGGTTAGCTAGGAGCCATCTAATCAAACGCTGCTCAAAGAATGATGCCTTTTGTGCATAGTGTTCCATACCAAATGCCACCTCTGAACGTGATACGCTTGCAGAGTAGTCACCATTCTGAGTCTGAAGTCCTTTGTTTTTTAGCTGATAAGTCAACCCAAAGACAGCATCCTCTGCACTCCTCCATGCAATGACCGGTTGAATGAACTCAACTAGATCTATCTCATCAGGTGTAAGGGTCTGATTATTGTATGCATTCAACAAATGATTGTAGAACGTGGTGCCTAGGATAGGCTGTATCCTTAGTGCACTCTGAGTAGCAATGTATGGGGTCACATCAGTCACATCCACATTGGCTGTGATGGGTGTGTTAGTCTTTAGGTAGGTTTCGGTGATAAAATACAGCATTACTGAGCAGTGTTAGTAGGTTCATCAATTGGAGGTAATGAAGCAAGAGCTCTAATCTCATTAGTAGTCATCTTCTCAAGCACTTTACCAAGTAGTGCATCACTCAAGCTATTCAATGCATCCTTTACCTTTGCAGTATCTTCATCTACCTCAACAATAGTATCACCAATAATCTGAAAGTTATTAATTGTAAACTCCGCAGGGATGCGGGCAATAGTCAAGAGCTCTTGGAAGATAGTGGTAACCTGTTGACGTAGCTCCATTACTACATTCTTTTCAAATATCACATAGGCCTGCTTGATATCGGACCCATTGCCTAGTGCTCCTGTGGTACGGATACCCATAAGGATGGGGTCAATGGTGTGTGAGAAACATATCTGCTCAGTGTTCAATGCAGATGCCTCATGGAATAGCTTATCATTGCCATTAGTTGGTAGGCTTTCAATCTTTGGAAGTTGGTCCGCACTGTTAGCAAAGAATGCTACAGCTTTACCTGCATTGGCTGCACCTTTCAACCTGTCGATTGTTTCCTTGATCATGTGTTTTTCCTCCTCAGACTGTGGTCTCTTAGGGAACATCATGGCAAAGGATGGGAATACACTATTTTGAATGTTACTTTTAGCAAAGTACGACAGTTCGCCACTCAAAAACGCAAAGTTTAATGCACTTGTATAGGTAGGTAGGGGGTAGTAGTCCTGTCCTACCGACTTAACTTCGTAGCTAAATAGCTGGCATTTGTCAGTACATGTGATGTGGTAAGGCTTAATCTCTTCAATGCCTATTCTACGGCTCCAATCATCACACAAAAAGTACATTTTCTTGTCTCTACCTACACGAACTTTCTCAGGAGATACGTTCTCTATCTTCATGAGCTTTCTTTTCTCACCAAAATACAGCTTGAAATATACCCGATTGTGTAGAATTAACTGCTTTGTAACTGCCTTAACAGTGTGCTTGAGGTTTGCTTTCTTTTCAAAGGTAAACATCTCAAGCTTTTCCTGTGCAGTTAGCTTGTCAGTGGTAAGGTTAAACCCTCCACCAATCACAGCATTGGTCTTAAAGTCCACAATGGCACCATGTAAAGGCGAGCTGAAATACATTTGATTGAGCATCTCAGGATAAAGGTTATCACTTCCAAAATACTGCCACATATTGGCGTTGTACCTAGGGTCCACTACAGGCAGTGTCAAGTTACCTCTCCCTACCGGGAGGAATGGGGTGCTAAATGATTGATAGCCCTCCACCATTTCGGGGCCTTTTGGTTTGCTGTTAATAAATCTATCGTACCATGCCATAGTTAATCGTATATTGAAGTTCCTGCAGGACCACTTACTACCATTCTACCCTCTTCAATAACTACGCCTGTAGTTTGTGCTATTGTTAGGGGCAACACGAATGGTGTTGAGCTCTCATATACCTGGTAAACGTACTGACCTTTCAAGAGTGCAATATCTGTAGGCTCATCTAGCGTGAACAGATTGTATCTTTCAGGGTAAGCACTTGTATCAGCAGATGTGAAAAGCTGTGGTGTGCTTGTGGTATTCATTTCATTGGTGAACACAAATAAGTAGTGCGGTGTACTAACCGTAGTGACCTCTGAAAGAGTCAATACAAACTGATTAATAACACCTTGATCTAAGTATATCACACCTATATTAATTTACGTTTGTCAAATGTTCATAAAAAAAGCCCCACCATGTGGCAGGGCTCTAAGATATAGAGAGGCAGGATATTATTGTACTCCGATTGCAGCAAGTGCAGCAGCGTTCATGTTAACCTCATATGCGAGGTACTCATTCTCAGCTACCAAAGTAACAGAGTATTTAGAACCATCAGCACGAGCTGTACCTGAACCCTCACCTGTAGCAGATACTTGCAAGTATGGGAAGTACCAATACTTACCGTTAGCATCTAAGATGATTGCAGTTAAGTACTGCTGTCCTGCACCTAGAATTTTGATAGCACGAGACTTATCAGCTTCTCTACGGTGAAACATTAGGTTAACTGTTGCAGTCACAAATGAGCTACCATTAACTAAGTCAATAGTGCTATCCTCAGTGAAGTTAGATGTGTTGCGTTTGATGTAGTAGTTTTCAAATAATGGAGCAAGAGCTACCAAAGTGATACCTGTGATATCCCACCCAAGACCTGCTGATGGGTCAGTTGGAGTAATGGAGTCGATGTTATCTTGTTGGTTAATCCAGATTCCATAAATACCACCACTGTTGTTCTCGCATGATTTTACAATTGCCTCGAGGGCTTGACATGGTATGGCCATTGTGATAAAGTATTAAAGAGCCCCCACTTCTGAGGGCTCATGATTATTATTAAGCGTAGTAAACGATGTCTGTAGGGTTCACAAAAGAGAAACCAACTTTCATGTTAGCACGAGTACGGATAACCGGCTCAGCAACAGTATCAGCTAAGTTCACTGCACGCAAGTCAGATGGATCTCCCTCACCGTCAAATGCGAAGATTAAGTTATCTTTTAATGTGATAACAAAAGTGTTGTTAGACATACCTGGACAAAGTACAATCTTGATACCTAAGTAAGTCAAGGCTAAATCTTGAGTGATGTATGCGTTGGTGTTACCTGAAGCTACTCCTAATCGGTAGATGTTAACCAATTGAGTAGGCATGTAGATACGCAAATCAGCAGTTCGGGAAGCAATAGCTGCAGGAACCAAAGCAAATGCTGCTTCTAATTTTGCACCTAACCCACCAACTCCTGAGAATGTAGTGATTGCACCTGTACCACCATTGATAACATCACCTGCTACAACTGATGCAGCTAATCCTTTCTCATAACCATCACACAAAGCAAGCTCTGGGTTTGGAGATAAGACATCACCTTGCCATCTCAATGACTCAATTTGTCCGTT